TTACTGCTTCTACGTCAGTCTTCTTCGCCACATCACTAGTACTACTCAATCTAGTAAAGTTGAAGTCTAAGTCGCTAAAATCAGCAGTTTTTCTTGTTACAGTCGTTGCCATACTACTATTTATACCTCTAATCTAAACAGACGCCATCATTCCAGTCATATGAGGCACACGACCCATTTGCTGTAATAGTTGTAATAGGTCCTAACGTAGCAGGTGCAGAACCTCCGCCATTTGCAAAGACATTACCTGATGCAGTTGCGGCATTATTTGGTACCCACGAACCATGACCACCTGTAGCATCACCTAGTCTGTGTACTTTGATACCATTCACAAACACGTTAGGCGAACCAGCGGCGGCAGGATCACCACAAGAAGTTGTATCACCTATACGAACTGTTTTCGCACCATTTGTAAATACATTAGGTGAACCAACAGCATAAGATGTTCTATGAAATGGGTTTGGTGTAGGACTTGGATGACCTACATGACTATCTACACCTACTCGTACAACTCCTGGCATCTATCTACCTTGTCCTATATATTTTTTAAAACTTCTACGTTTACTTTTATTCATTGTAGATGTTATAGGGTGTCTACCAATAGAAGTTCCCTTTTTTGTTGTCTCGTGTATTGTCGTTGTCTGTCTTACTGTCTTTGCCATTATTTAGTCTCCTAGTTCAAGTTAATAATCGGTGCATCAGCATCAATTTCTGATCCACCATTTAAATCAATTACGCTACTTGCATCAACTCTAAAGTTCACGCACTTAGCACGAATGTCTTTAGTCGATTCCATATCGATATTACCTTCTGCTTTAATAGTTGCAGTACCACTTACATATATGTTAAAGTTACCTTTTGTATGTTGATTATGGTCTTTCTCAATCAGTAATTCATGTGTACCTTCATTTAAAATTCTTATAGAACCATCAGGATGCATCTCAATAAAACTACCAGACATATGCTGTATGTTTATTCTTTCTCCGTTTGGTGTATCATCTAGTTCGATAACATGACCACTTTCTGTTTGATTAACTCTATTGAATGGGTAACGTGCATTATATGGATTAGACATTGTAGTCCACTTCTCTGTAGACCATGCAATAGGGTGAGGTGGGTGTTCAGTAGAAGCAAGATGTTCGTTCTTCTTCTTTAATAGTTTTGAATTTCTATCACCTCTTGATAAACGAGATGTATCAGGTTCTTCTATTTCTACTGGATGTGTTCCTGTTGGATCGCAAAAACCTAAAGATGTATTAGGTCTTGTCATAGGATATCCAGGAAAGGACCCCATAACAACAGGTTCTTGACAACTGTTACCATCTCTGAACCAACCCATAACCCAAGACCCTTTGAGAAGTCCTGATGGAGAATGTCCAATCTGCGAAACTGAAGCAGATGTAGTTGGCATCATCACCATCGCCCACGGCAAATCATCAGTAGGCAAAGTTTCTTTGTCTTCAGTGTGAATACCTACACAACGAACTTTTACTCTACCTATTTGCTCTGGATCATTGTGGTCTTCGACTACACCTTGAAACCAAGTGAATCCATCGAATCCCATAACATTACGGTTCATGCTCATTCCTCTTATTTGTATTTAGACTGACAAAACATCACTTGTAGTTTTAAACCCCTTTTTACGCATTACTGTTTTTGCGATAAGTTCAAACTCTTGCGACTGTTTATCCCACTTGAGAACAAATGGCATATTTATATCAGTTCTCATATCTTTAAGAACACCTTCGGCATCTGGACCTAATTGAGGTATCTTCTTTCCGTGTTTATTATATGTCTGCTTAAATAGTCTTGTAAGTTCTGCTGGTGTAATATCTTTCTTATTACGAGCATCATTTACTCTATCAATAAAATGTCTAGTAAACTCTACATCAATACCTACTTTTGCAAATATTCTATCAGCAAACTTTTCTATTTGGTCTAATTCTTGTTGAGAAATGTTTTCTCTGATATTTTTAAAACTACGCATTAGAATCCGTCCCTTACAATATTCATATCTACTTTATATGTTGCGGTTGCATTTCCTATAGGTTTAAACATATGAATGCAATCTCTAATTAAATATAGTCCAGTATACTTTTTTTGATATACATCATCATTACCTTCAATTTTTCTAATTGCAGGATAGTTAAACTCTAGCAGTCTACCTGCTTCAATAAGATTAGTACCTGGTACTTGAAAGTTAGAAATAACCATATCATTAATCTGGTTCATCATATGCTTTCTCATAAGTCCATAATCATCTGCCCACAGAGTTCTATCTCCAGGTTGATTTTTTGTTAAAGAATGCATCTTCGATTGTCTTGGACTTACACTAACTTTAACATTAGGATCGTGAGGTTCAGGACCCTCTCCATAGTATTGTGGACTATTTGATAGTCTGGTTCTTTTAGGGTACTCACCATCCATCTCTTTAAAATAATTATACTCATTCGTAGTTAAAGATTTATGAAATATATCATGTGTTATATGTTTAGAAAACAAGTGACCATTAACAACATCTTCTCCAACATTCGCTCTAGTAAATACTCTGAAGTCATCGATATTTTGTGTAGTCTCACTACCTACCATACCTGATTGAGGTTTTCCATCTGCGCCATAAGTAGGCACACCAGGAATCTTAAATAAATAACCTTTTGTTAATTTTCCTTCTTTTCTATCTGATTTAGTCTCACCCATTGTATCGGTGATAGGTACATTTTTTCCTTTGTCGAGCATAGTTGCTAAAGATAGAAATCTAAATCCTGTATTAGTTTCAAAGAAGAAAAGACCAGGCATATCATCATCTAAATCTATTGCTTTATCTGTAACCCACTTAATGACTTGACTAGGTTTCCATCTAGGGCAAACTAATTTTAAGTTACCAGCAGACCCATCAAGAGAAATATTCTTTTTAGTACCAGAAGGACCATAGATATAATTATCGAACACTGTTTTAATAATATCTGAAGGCGATCCCTTGAAAGCAGTGCTAAGAGATGTGTGCATATTATGCCAACCTGCCTCACTAATTAGATTTAAAGTGAATGACTGTTTTCTCTCATTAATAACAATATTTTTTACTTTAGTAACTCTGAAGTATTGACTAATTTCAGTTTCTTTAGGTCCTTCTTTCACATTATATTTTATATGTAAGATATTACCACCAATAATAGGGTAATCAGGAACCATGTCGTTACTATCGTTTATTAAAATTTCTGCAGATTGAAAAGGCGTGAGTATACTATCGTATATTGTGAATTGAGCATATACATCCAATAAGTCTAAGAAGTCTTTTGATTTTTTTGTGCTTGGCACGTTATTGATATATGGGTGATACAAATCTAAAGCAAGTATCTGAACTTCACCTCCACCTTTCACATTTGCCATACTATGCTCCTATAATCTCATCAAACTCTTTTAGAAAATCACCTACTAGTTCTGGTCGTAATATTTTAATTGTTCTTTTCTTCTCATTTTCACGGTCTTCGTATTGACGATTGCTTACAGAAATACTAGCAAAGTTTTGAGTAGTACCGATACCAGTAACTAAGTCATAGAAATTTGCAGTAGTTTTAACCATAACAGAGGTATCACCGGATGCTTGTGGTCTTTCTTTATGATGCTCTGCATCGGGATTCGTGTACTTTTTGTTTATCATCTTTTTAAGTTCACGCTCAGTTCTTGGCCAATCTTCATATACATCATGTATTTCATTTGTGACTAGAATAATCCAAGCAAGTTTTGATGAACTATAAAACTGATGTGCGAGAATATCAGGTCTCTCACCTTCTTGAATATCATAAGGGTCATATGCAAATATATTATCGGCAACACCACCCTTTAATTTAACTCTACGAATAATATCTTTTGTGACAACGATTTTTTGTTCGTTGACACCTGGTTTAGATATATCATATATCATATCTGGAAATCTGTTAAAGTAACTCATTTAGAAACCTTCTGCAATTCTGTGTTTGTGTAGTGGTTCAATCTCTCTAAAGTTCATTGTAATCTGAACTTCAGTAGGCATACCATTTCTTAATGTAGAAAAAACACCAGACGATGTGTAGTTAGTCGTGAAACTTGTTAGATAACAAGATGATATCTTTTGTAGAAACTTATTTTCTTCATCTTTGAACATAAGAGATATATCAAACAAAGATGGGTAGTCATAAAACAACCCACTCTTAATGAGTTCTGGATGCATATGAAATCTAAATGTCTTAATGATGTTATCGATTGCGATTGCTTCTGCTTCAGACCTTGCCGCCATGTCATATACAAATGAAAACTCTCTGAATGCTACACTTTCAAATCTCTGTTCAATGTGTGGGTTTGAAACTCTTCGGGTAGTGACTTCCATTATATTATTTAAATTAACACCAAACATTTCTGGTATCTGTGCGACTGATTCCATTACAAGTCTAGCACTTTGACCGGCGAGTGTAGCACCATCTTCACCACCTGTATTACTAGTCACCGCTCGTCCAATAGCACCAGCAATAGCACCTAGTTTTGTTTCAGTATAGTTTGCCGCTGATGTTGAAGTCATTGTCTGAGGAACTGCAAGAGCGATTGATGAATTCAATTTTTTTAGATTTCTTGCACCTGCAAACATACCAGAAGTAAATTTCGTAGTGGAAGCAAATGCCTTTTGTGCTGTCTTCGCAACAACTCCTGGTTTCTCAGCATTATCTGCTTTATCGCCTCCAATAAAATTATTAACTCCCTTTGCAATAGTCGAACCTAATTCATCACCTGCTTTTCCTAACGCTGGTGATATTAATGAAGTGTGACCTTTCCATGCTTTAGGTTCACCCTTTTTACCATCTAATTGGAAAGCAGAGGACTCATCAAAAAAGATATCAAATATAACATGATTGTCTAATTCAGGTCCAGCATCAATACCCATATCAATAGGGTACGTTAAATTTTCCGTACCATATACTCTACCTGTTTTCTGAACTTCTCTTCTACTCGCACCGGTGTTGAATTTGCCTGAGCGATTGTTAGAGTTTAATGATGATGGTCTAGTGAGATAACTCATTTCGTCTCCGTCCTATAAATAGTATACTATATGATTATTTATAAGAGATTTTAGCATGGCATACAAAGGAAGATATTCTCCTATCAATAAAGAGAAATATCAAGGCAACCCTACAAATGTTATTTATCGTTCTTTGTGGGAACGTAAATTTATGAAATGGTGCGACTTGAATGCGAGTGTATTAAAATGGGGTAGTGAAGAGACTATTATACCCTACGTTTCTCCTATAGATAGGAAGATACACAGATACTTTGTAGACTTTTATGTGCAACTTCAAGATAAGAATGGTACAATAAAGTCATACTTAGTAGAAGTCAAACCTAAGAAATACACAAAACCTCCATCTAAGACACCTAAGAAGAAGACTAGAGCATGGTTCTCTGAAGTTAAGAATTGGGGTGTCAATGAAGCAAAGTGGAAAGCGGCAACAGAATATGCTAAAGATAAGAAGTGGGAATTCATAATTCTTACAGAAGACCATTTAAACTAGCATAAATACTAGTATGGCAGAGATAAGAGTATTAGAAGAAATCAGAGCGGCGACTGGAGACCAGCGTAAGTCTGCACAGTGGTATCAAAACCAAGTGCGTCAACTTGTTGGAACAGTTTACAGTGGTCAGAAACTTATGAGTGATTATTCTGATAATTTGACTAACAGACTGTTACCAGGAAGAATGTATTTGATTAACTATATGAATCCTGTCACGAAGGCAAAGTTGCCATACTATGACCAGTTTCCTTTAATACTTCCATTTAACTTTGAAGGTAATCTAATAAGTGCTTTAAACTTTCATTACTTACATCCAATTCAAAGACTTATACTATTAGAAAAACTAAGCAGATTTAAAATAGGTGATACAGACATACAGACAAGAATTCGTGCAGACTGGAAGATACTGAGTAACTTTGCAAGGTTCAGAGAAGTTAGACCTGCAGTAAAGAAATATAGAACAGACGTAATCAAAGGTAGAAAACTTTTTATACCACCTGATGATTGGACAGTTGCGGCAATCTTACCAACGGAATCATTCAGAGGAAAAAGTAAACAAGCAGTATACTTAGATAGTAATAGAAAAATGAGGCAGAGACCATGAGCATAAACAATTTTTTAGCAGAAGTTCAAGGAATAGGTGGTGCTGGACTAGCAAAGTCGAGTAGATACATGGTCGTCATGGGACTACCTAGAGGAAAGTCAGCAAATAGAAACGGCGTATCATCAATGTTTGGTGAAGGTAATCTTATGAGCGACTTTACTCAACTGAATAGAAGTAGTAATGGTATGTATCTTACAAGTCTTTATTGTGAAGTAGCATCACTACCAGCATTGAACATTGATAGTAAATTAAATAAAGTATATGGTCCTGGCAGAGAGATGCCTTATGGTCGCAGTTACACACCAGTAAATTTTACTTACTACATAGATAGAGATTATATACTTAAAAAATATTTTGATACTTGGCAAAAAGCAATATACGATGAAGACAGCGGACATATGAATTTTTATAACGAATACATTTGTGATATTCATATTCTTGCACTCGATGCAAATGATAATGATGGACAAAATGGTAAACCGTTGAAAGCAAAGTATCAGTGTACTCTTCAAGAATGCTATCCGAAAACTGTTGCTGAGATTGGATACTCAGCAGGAGGTGCTGAAGTTCCAAGACTGAATGTTTCTATGGCATATAGAAAATGGACAGATACCACAATCCCAGAAGGATTGGGGTCAGTAGGCGCACACGGACTTGTTGCAAGTACAAAGAGTTACGATCCTAGTACAGGATTGTTTACAACTGAAAGTTCTTCTGGAGGTAATACTACATTACCTAATGGAAATGAAGTAATAAGTTTATAATAACAAGTGACAATATTAAGGAGAAATAATTATGGCACTACCTAGAATTGATGCACCAGAATATGAGTTAAAAATATATAATGGCGATATCATAAAGTTCAGACCTTTTTTGGTTAAAGAACAGAAAATACTTCTTCTCGCAATGGAAGAAGCAGGAACTTCTAATTTGATGAATGCAATTAAAAAGATTATTAATAATTGTACGTTTCAAAAATTAGACATGGATACATTACCACTATTTGAGATAGAGAATATCTTTTTACGTTTAAGAGAAAAGTCAGTGGGCGAGAGCATTGACTTTAGAGTTAAATGTTTAGAAGAAGGTTGTGAAGGTCTAACAAACATACAACTAAATTTAACAGATGTTAAATATGATGCATCAAAACTTGTTGATAGTAAGATTAAAATCAATGATGATATTACTATTCATATGCAATATCCTACAATTAAAACGCTCAGTAATGTTGATGTAGAAAAAGTTGATGGTAACTTTAACTTTCTACAGAACTGTATTGAAAGTATTGAAAGTGATGGTAATATTATTGATGCTAAGACTACACCTAAAGAAGAGTTAAAAGAATTCATCGAAAGTATGACTGCAGAACAGTTTGATAAAATTAGAACTTATCTGGAATCAATGCCGAAGATTTCTACTACTTTAGATTATGTGTGTAGTACTTGTGGTAAAGAACAAACTAGAGAAATAAGTGGGTTACAAAATTTTTTAGTATAACCCTCTCGCATGATGAGTTAGTTAATTATATGCAAACGAATTTTGCATTGATGCAACATCATAAATACTCATTAACAGAACTAGAAAACATGATACCGTGGGAGAGGGAAATATATATTACTCTGTTGACCCAATATATTCAAGAAGAGAATGAAAAACAAAGACAGAGGAACGCAACATGACGGAAGAGATTAAAAAAGCAGGATTTCATCCAGCAGATACAAATGGTGACGGTAAAGTAACACCAGGCGAACAAGAGATGTATCTTGAATTTAAACGAAAAGAACTAGAGGATGCAGATGCGAGAAGAGATGCTATGAGATTTATGACATGGTTTGCTTTGATGGGAATGTTATTTTACCCATCAGGTATTTTGATTACATCATTACTAGGACAAGAAGTGGCGGCAAGATTGATTGCAGATATCGCCCCAACTTACTTTGTCGCAATTTCAGCATTGGTTGCCGCTTATTTTGGAGCGAATGCTTACGCTGATAAAAAAAGCAAATAGGAACTAAAAAATGGCAGATATAAATTCACTAGCAGATGTAATTGAAAAGATGCAAGTAGAAAATGGCATCAAGTTAGATGCACAAGTTACGCATCTTGCTAGTATGGAAACATATCTGCAAGACATCTTAGGTACACTCGCACCTCAAACTGATTTACTAGAACAAATTGCGGCCGCACTTGCACCTGATGCATTTGGTGCGGCACAAGCAACAGAAACGAATAGAGAAGCACCAGATGGTGCGCCTATCATAGCAGGTCCTGCTGATAATAGTCAAGTAGCAGTTGATAAGAAAAAACCAATGAGTAAACTTGCAATGCTTGGTGTTGCCGCCGCAGGTGCGGCCGCTGGTCTTGTTGCCGCCTTTGCAGGTTTCTTAGATTTCGATGCACAAAAAGTAAAAGACAAAGTATTAACACTCACAAGTTTAAACGAGGAAGTTTCTCTTGGAGATATAACGAAAACTGTTTTTGCACTTACAACTCTTGGTGGTGGTCTAGCAATATTTGGAGGAGGTTCTGCAGTAGCAGGTCTCTCTGAAGCACTTCTAAACTTTACTGGTAGCAGTAATTTTGTAGATAGTATTGTTGAGAACGTCAAGAAACTCGCTGGACTAGGTGCAGATATATCATTAGCAGATGCATTCATAGCGGCACTTGCATTAGGAACAATCGGAGGTGGTCTTGCTATCTTTGGTATTGGTTCTGCAGTTGCAGGTTTAGCAGGAGCATTGAATAATTTTATGGACCCCAAATGGGCAGTAACTATTGTTGATAATGTAAAAAAACTCGTTGAAGTTGCAGACATTGATTTTACTAAGGCAATAAAATTCGCCGTCAACATGGGATTCATATCTGCTGGTCTTATTATCTTTGGTGTTGGTGCGGCAGTTGGAGGTCTTGGTGGTGCCCTTGCAAACTTTACTGATCCTACATGGGCACAAAGTATTGTTGATAATGTAAAAACTCTCGTAACTGTTGGAGATATAGACTTTAAGAAAGTAGTAGATTTTGCAACAAACATGGGATTTATATCTGCTGGTCTTGTAGCATTTGGTATTGGTAGTACTGTCGCTGGAGTAGGTGCCGCTATCGCTAAATTTACTGGAGGTTCTGATTGGTCACAAACTACAGTAGATAATGTTAAAAATCTTTTAACTATTCCATCTTTGCCTGGATCAACTCCTGCAGAAGTAGAGAGATTTAAAACTGTAATGTCAGGATTATCAGATGGACTAATGTCATTCGGTACAGGTAATCTTGTTGCTTCTCTTGCAAACGCTGGAGCAAAAATAGTAAATTTCTTAACAGGCAGTGAGTCCCCTATTACAGAAATGATGAATGTTGCTAGTAAAGCAGACGACCTAACAAAAGGCGCAACTGCACTAGAAAGAATTGAAAGTGCATTATCAAAATTAAGTGGACTTAAATTTGATGGCGGTGATATTAATATTAAAGATATGGCGGATGACTTAGTAGGTGCCGTGCCAGCAATCGAAAAAGCAATCATGGGTGGTAAAGCAGAGGGTGGTTTCTTTAAAAAATTGTTCGGTGGAGAAAGTATAGAATTTAAAGGTCTTGCATCAGGTGAAGTAAATTTCGAAGAAGCATCAAAGAATATTAAAATGTTAAGGGATTCGCTAGGTCTTGTAGCACCTGAACCAGCGGCACCAATTACAACTGCTGGTGCTATGACCGGTCCACCAAACACACAATTAGTTGGTGATGGTGTTGTAGTTAATAAGTCAGGAAATAAATTACAAACTGCACAAGCAGAAAATAACGAACTAACAACTTTAGAAATGTTGGCAAATCAACAAAAACCAAGCGTGACGCAGATTAACAGTACCAACTCTAGTAATGCAAGTACTACAACTGTTTCAACGAATAACATACATCATAAGTCAGATTTAACTCAACTTACGAATGTTGATTTCTAAGTAGATAGTTTATAAAACAACCAAAATAAAAATACACAACCAACAGTAATAAGAACAGTAGCAACACCAATCTCAAACCATTGATACATTTGTTGTTGTCTTCGTATTCTTGCTCTTAGTTCTGCCTTCTCTTGGTCTTTTCTTCTCTGTGATGCGTCTGCTTGAAACTTAATCCAATCTTGCCACATACCAGCACGTCCTGTGTAAATCATTAGTTCACGCAGTTCGTCTTCTTGTGCTTTGATTTGCTCTAGTGCAAGAAACTCTTCTAAGTCGGATTTATCTCCACTTGCTTTATTTACTTTTTTCTGCAGATTACTTTTGGCGTCAAAATAGTTTAAGAGACCTTCACCCATTTGATGAAGTTCTTTTCCGTTCTGAACAAATTCTTTAACTGTGTTAAATGCCGCCGAGCATAGTGCGAGTTCTGCCAGCATGAATACCCCTTGCTAGGTTAAACATCTTATATCATACTGTAGGGAAGTGCGACCATATCAATCGTTGATACTATTTATAACGGTTCTCAATATCGGCATAAAAAAAAGAGGACGTAAGTCCTCCTTTTCTTAAACAACTGTTACTTTCTTCATCAAACGAAATCTAAGATTTCCTCAAACTAGTATAAGAGTAATCTAATGAATGGAATAACTTCCGCTCCTATTGTGTTATGTTAGTCATCGCTGGCGAGTTTACTGAAATATGACATTGCTTCATCATCTTCATCATCGCCTGATGATTGTGTCACCTCTGGTGTAGTAGATTTCGCTTCTTCTACCCATGGTGCTTTATCCACACTTGCTGGTGTTGGCGTTGGTGCCACATAGTTATCAGCAGGCGTGAAACTTTCTTGAGATGCTCCTGCTAAGTTAAGAACCAAATTAAGTTTTGATTGCAACTCATCATAAGACTTGAAGTTTGATGATGCAAGAAATTCTTGCAACTTATATTGTGAGTTCCACAATGCTTCAATCTTAGCATCATCACCTTCGAATAAAGATGATCCGGAATCAAATTCAGATTTGTCGTAGTTAGTAAAACCTTCTACTTTTCTAATCTTCAATTTGAAGTTTGTACCTTTCCAAGGGTCAAATGGGTTGATAGGACTTTCGTCTTCAAACTGTGGTTTCATCTGATCCATAATCTTATCAAAGATTTTCTTACCAAACTTGAACAGTTTCACTTGACCTTCATTCTCAGGATGCTTAGGATCAGAAACTACTAAGACGTTAGCGATATAAGAAAGTCTACGCTTCTGCTTTCTCGCAATGTCTTTGTTCGCTTCAGTACCAGAGTTCCATAGTACAGAGTTATGCTCTGCAACCGGGTCTTTCTGATTTAGCGTAGTGAGAGAATTCTCAATATACCATTTACCAGTAGGACCTTGAAACCCATGATTGAAGATACGAACCCATGGTAGTTCTTCACCTTCACTCTCTGGAAGGAATCTAATAACTGCGTAACCATTACCAGACTTATCTAGTTCTGGACGCCAGAAGCGTTCATCTTGATTACTGTTATTAGACTTTTGGGGGGTATTTACTTTGTCTACTTCTGTTAGTAGACGGGAAAGATTGTCGTTAGACTTCTTTAGTTGTGCGAATGTACTCATATGTTTTTACCTCGTATGTACGTTATATTGCGTTGTATAAGTTTATCTTATCCACGTTAACATGATATAAGACTATTTATATGACTTTCATCATATTTCTGTATTCTACTATACACTATTACCTTGTATTTGTCAACATCTAAATCAAGAAAAGGTCGGTATTTGATTAACTTTCGCCGTTCTTCTTTCCAGAAGAAATCTTCACCGAGCATCTTGTCCCAATATGACAAGTAGTTGTTAATAGCATCTAGTATAAGCATCGTTTCGATTTTAACATCGCCACGACTATACATTTGTAGTAGCAGAGGATGTTGCTCATCTTTTACTACAAAGCATTTGTCGAACTTGTTGATGTTCTCTTCTTCAAGTTCTGAGCAAATTTCTTCTAGGTCATTAGTCAAGTTCTTTGTTAAACTCTGTAAACGACCTCTCCAGATATTGTATACTTGTAGTGCTTCTTCATAAATGAAAGCACCACCCCACCGATTACCATCTACATGATTAGCAATCAGAAACTTTGGTAGTTCATCTTCACTAAACTCTTCTGCAAGTCTCTTGAAGTTAAACTGGTCAGACCTTTTATAAAAGGTTTCGTCTTTTGTCTTGACTGCACCTCTGGTCTTTGTTATATCATATCTATCTGTCGTGAAGTGTAACTTGAAAGCAAGGTACACATTAAAAGCATCAAATTCATTCATCGATAAGGTTTGCCGCATATCCATCCTACTAAACTATAACGAGTACCCTCTGTTACGGGAGTTACTCTATGAAACATAAAACTAGGGAACACTATAGCACATCCTAACTTAGGTGTCAAGACTTCTGTTCTATTTTTTTCGTGTGGTGCCCCCACTTCAAACTCAAAGTTACCACCAGTGTAATCAGTATTTAAAATGATAGAAAAACTAATCTTTCTTATCTTACCTGCTAGTTCTTTAGATACGTCATTAGAAGAGTAGGGAGTGCTTCTCTGGTCGGCGTGCCAGTCGTAATGTTGCTTCTTACTACCTTCATACTTCGTAAACTGCAAGTCTTCAATTATATCATAATCAAAGTTCCACTTATTATTAACATTCTCTAAATATATCATCTGAAGTAGAGGTTTATAAAAGAATTCAGTTTGTGCATTTCTTTTGAACCATGCAACAGAACTCAGTCGATGGTTTTTTATTGCTTCTTCAGTACCATCAATCTTTGCTGGTTCAATATTAGAATTACCCATATCAATAATCTTTGCAATGGTTGCATCATCTAATATACGTTTTGTTTCAGAAAATTGATACTTTAAAATCATACTGGTAACTCTGCAGTTGTTCTCGGAAGATAATGTAAATCTTGAGCATTAACTGCAACCTTCTCTTTCAATGTCTTACTGACAAACTTCTTAACATCTTCTGGTTCAAGTTCATGGTTCTCACAATAAATTAATATTGCATCCATATAATTGACTTGTTTATCTTTAACAATATCTTCAACTATCTTAGAAAATCTTTTAGGTGTCATCGGTTCTACGTCATTCATTAATTAGTCCCATCTATAAAATATGTGGTCAGCAATTTGACCTACATATGTGTGTGTTTTACTCCATGAAGGACTGACATAATGAGCATGATAATGTGTAGCACCCTCAATCAATCCATCATACCTACCTGTTAAGATACGAATTGTTAATGCGTAAATCTTTGCATATGATTTCTTATCTCTAATTCTATCTGCTTTACCATCACAATACCATGAAAACTGACATTGATGTTTTCTAGGATAATACTTTCTTTCATCGTCTGGTAAATCTGGATACTGTTTTGTTTTCCAACTCTCTCGCATTCTAGCATCATATACAACTTCACATACAGTGTTTGGATATCTACTATCTTGTACTCTATTCAATACTACGAGTCCAACTGCAACTTGACCAGCATCAGGTTGACCTTTTGCTTCATGGTAAATATTATTAGCAAGACATATTGCAGGATTTGAACTTGGCAATACAGGTTCTGCACTTGCAGAAAAAGAAACGACAGATAATATTGTAGTTAATAAAAATTTATTCATAAACAGATTATACTCCATTTAGGTTAGATTGTCAAGTCTTTTTATGGTGAAAGTTATTCGTGTTCGCCGCCGTTTGCTCTTCCTAGTCCACCGAAGTACTGAGGATTGCGTCTGGCAGTTTCAAATGTTCCTACTGTGATTGCGATTGCGGCAAGTAGTAGAACATGAACTACTGCACTAATACCGAAAGCAGTCCAACTACCTACAATAAAAGCAAATACGATGCACCACATCCAAGCAAGTACTTGTAATACTAAATGTCGTACCTGTAAGTCAGGAATGTTTCTGAGTGGGTTAAAGTCAGCATTCATAATTGAATTCCAAGAATTCACAATAAAAGTTCTCATTGGATATACTCCTTGTTCAAATGTTACTTTCAAAGGGTAGTGTGCATCTATAGTATCTTTGAAATCTATTGCATCATATTTGTCAGCGTAGTATCTCACTACAACATGATTTTTGAAGTAACCAGTTATTCTATACATCACACACCTATAATAAAGTGTCACTTTTCTGTTGCAAGGTAAGTGACCAACCCCTCATTATTAGTTAGCGTTGTGAAACGAAAGAGTTCATCTCATTTGCCAGGTTACTGATATCTCCGAATGTTGGAAATGTTGGCAGTTCAGGAAACTGAACATCTAGTCCTCTTTCCAGTTCTGCAAAGTATTTCTCTTTTAGATGTCCACAGTCAGTGTGATACTGTTCTATTAGAATTTGTTTAGCACTCTCAATCATTGAGAAGCGTAAATCGAATGGATTACTCATACTATTTCTCCTTGTGTGTATGTGTGTGTCACGCATACTTGTGTATGTGTGTGTGTCACTTTTCTGTTGCAAGGTAAGTGACCAACCCCTCAGATTATGCCGCTAGGGCGTATTCTGAATGTGCAAAGTTATCGTTTGCGTTTGTAGTGTTTGACCAATTACGCAGTCACCCGACAGTTCTACTCTTTCTTATCTACGTCAGTCGATCCTATTTCGCCCCCATCATAATTACTCGATTTACCAACACCTGATAGATATCTTACTGGTGGAATTTCGTGTATCTTAAAAAGTTTTATAAAAAACTCTGTTAGTCTATCAAACATATTGTCCTCAAGTAATTATGGTGGAGGCGGAGGGTATCGCACCCTCGTCCTGTCCGTCATTCAGATTGTATCAACAAACTGTAATCTTATTTATATCATACTCAAGCAACTTTGTCAAGTACTTTTTCTGAAAAATATGGATCAATATCTAAATACTTTCCCCATTCACTATAGTAATGTCTCATACCGACTTCATCATGTATTGTACTGTTCTCATGTCTACCATGAAGAATGTTTCTTGCTTCTGTACCTTCACGCATTGTTACACCTTGACCAGCAACACCAATCAAGTCTTCGTGCAAGTTGCGACCAAAAGGACCCCATATAGAATTATGATGATTGATACGAGTTAGTCTTTCTTCTTTCGTATCACTTAACAATCCATATCCACGAAACTCAATCAGAACTTTATTCGGACCTAGTGGTGTCACTGCGTCTGAACGATATGCACTCCCACGGAGGTTAAAGTTGAATCCTGGAAAGAGGTCAACCATGTACCACTGGTTGGGCGGCAGATTGGGAAAAGATAATTCCCCTCTATCTTCAAATCCTGAATACTCTTCATAATTAACAGTAAAACTACTAACATTAACATGACCGTTATCAAAAGGAATATTCTTTCTAGCGAAATATTCATCGTTGAATCCTGATACTCTATTAAAGTAATGCATGAAGTCGTGATAGAATTCACTGTTTGTGTCATGCCACAATTTATAGTTTGTATTAATCACTGCCTTATGATAGTGAAAGACTTCTAATTCTTCTGTGTCGATTGCGTCTGCAATACAATCAAATGCACCTGCAGTCCATTCTTCTACTGACTGTGTGGGGTTTTCGTTTAGAGTTGTCCACACCATACCTCCGTGTTTAACTTCTGTATATAATTCCTTATAATCATTCATTAGGAATTCTACTCTAGTCATTGTTCCTGAAGGTGTATTAATCTTACCTGTATTCAGATAAGACTTAATTGTATCGCCGTTATTGACTGCAATAATATTAACGCCTGCAATTTGTGTCGTTCTAAAATTACCTGCATTTGGCATCTCTGATTTGTGACACATGGGAACCCAAACTTTAGAAAAGATTTTATCTTGTTCTTGTTGATGGATTTCAAAACTATTATAACAAGCACTACTGATTGCTTCTACTTGTGGTGCAGATGACCACTGCTTATGATTACGAGGTGGCATAGCATTCTCCTTCTGCCGTATCAAATATTTATATTATGTGGAAATTCCTGGTGGGTTAATACCCTTAAAGAGATTAGTATTATACTCTGCACCACCACCAGTAGATATTATACAAGTTACTTCACGATTAGCAAGAAATTCTAATACAGTTGAAGTTCCTGTTGAAGGATTTGCTAATACTTCAACAACAGTTCCATCTGCTGAAATAAATCTAACAACTCCCACTTCTCCGTGAGACTTCTGTAGTTTCTTTTTGATTTCGTCATAGTCATCTGTGGTACACGATACTGGTTTCTCTAACCCAAACATTTCGCCTGTTGGTGAATTATCGTCTTGCTTTGGTTCACCAAAAGCAAGGCCTGCCATGAAAGTTAGCGACCAAACTACGACACAACCTGATAAGAATATTTTAGTGTTCATATTAATCTCCTAAGGGTCTTCTCTACTTTTATGTATTATATCTTTTGGTAAAAATGCTTTATATATCTCTGTGATAAAAAGTCGCACATTATCAATGTCCATTTGCATCTCTATATCTATTTCTTATATCAAGATATTTGTTGATATAATCATCTCTCTTTACTTGAAAGAGTTGTGCTTCATTACCTTCAACTGCCATAAGAATAGTAATAGTATCAATCGGTATACCAGTACGTTCTTCATACATAACTGCATAAGCAGAACCTTGACAAAAATAATTTGTAATCCATTCTTTTGATTTAGGTTTACTTGAAGTCTTGAAGTCGATGATAGATAGTCTACCATCAAAATCTGCAATACAATCTACACGACCTGCAGTCTGCAAGTGGTCAGAGTATAAACTCTTTTCTTGTAGATGTATGTTTTGTATTCTATTAAGAAAAGGCACTATACTAGTGAACATTGACTTCTCACCAGGACCTTCTATCTTAGGTTCTTTGTTATCAAGATAATCTTCGCACTGATAATGAAAGCGACTACCTCTAGCAGATGCTTGTCTGCTTATTTTATTCGCCGCCGCTTCGCCTACTCGCTTACGCCATTCTAAGATACCTTGCTTAGTGTCCCAACCGAGGACTGTAGTGACTGAAGGATATTGTTTACCTTCTGGTGTCACATACAGTCTTCGATTGTTCTCGTTAATTGTTTTTAGTTCAACTAACTTTTTTTCTTCTAAGTGTTTAAATAGCACATCATAATCCTCAAGTGTAATATAGTATTATATCACACTGTTATAATAAAGTCAAGTGTTTATTTCGCCGCTTCTTCTTCTGCTTTGATTTTTGCTTTTTCTTCTGGCGACTGTTCATTCCATTGCTCTGGCCATTCTGCCATCTCTAGAGCATATGCAGTTGTATCTTCATTTCTACGAGTCCAACCTCTACCAAATGTATCAAAGTGTTTTAGACTTTCATAATATGCTTGACGCTTTGTTTGATACAAATTAATAACTTCTTCAAGTCCATCTTTTTTTACTAGAGCATTAATTGCTTTAATAGTATTAGGACCGATTCCACCATCAACAGTAGTATCTGCCATCTTCTGTATCATCTTGGCGGCACGACTAGGTCCTGCGTTTACGCCAAAGTCAAAGATACACAAATCTAAACCATTTGGTAGTTCATCGCCTTTGATTTTGTTCCAATAGTTTTCTTCGTAGATTGGTTTTACATCTTCGTCATTCAATGCTTTCATCTGGTCTACTGTACTTTCTTTTCCAGTCCATGCGTCATAGACTTTCTTAGTAACTCCCAAATTTGTAATTCCGCCTGGATCATCAGGATGATTTACATAACCGCCTTCATGTCGTAATACTTTATGAACGCAGTTTCCAAAATTATGTTGTGCCATTTTACTTTATCCTTTTTTAATGATTGTCCAGGCACCCCACGCAATGGCAATACCTGCGGCAATCTTTGCTAGTGGTGACAGGAACAGTACTAGGCAACCGAGAATAATTAATCCAGCGCCATCCCAACTTGTTCTTTCTTTAATTCTGTCTTTAATCCATGTAGTCATATTGACCTCCTATTATTTATGCACAGAGTTTTTGTGACATTTTTTTGTCTACACTTTCGAATAACCCTCTGTACTCTTTGCGGTTCTTTGCTAAGATGTATTCTTTAACTAGACCGCTTCTTACAATGTCTTCTTCGGTAAAATCTATCATATCGAAAGAAGACATATTCTTTATAATATCCATAAACTGGATAATACCCGTTTGCTCTGATTGCTTTACTAAATCAGTTTGCATAAAGTCTCCACAAAATGAGATGCGAGAATTTTGACCAACCCTAGTAATGATTGTATCTAATTCGTGAAAGTTCAAATTCTGACATTCATCTACAATAATATAGGAATCTTTTAATGTTATACCTCTTATATATGATGTGGGCATAAACTCTAGTATGTCTTGATATTTAGCAAGTTCGTATGGGTTCTCTACTTCAGGAAACAACTCATCGAATAATGAATAATATGGTTCTGTATAAACAGACATTTTCTCTTCCTGCGAACCAGGTAAGAAACCTATGTCTCTTGTTGGTAACATAGAACGCACGATGACAACTTTCGTCTGTTCTACTCTTCTTGAAAGCACTGCTTTCATCGCAAGGTAAATCATTATAAATGTTTTTCCTGTACCTGCACAACCATGCAACATTAAGTTCTTATCATTTTGAAATGCGTCAAATGTTTTACTTTGATTGACTGTCATTGGTTCAATATTTTTTAATGATGTTTTAGTTAAACACTTTGCACGAACTGGTACTTTATTTTTACGTTGTCTTGACATGAGTTCTCCTTTTGAATGTGTCACCATCTTATAAGGTCATCAAATCTCATCATCAGTGGTTATACGGACACTTACCCCCTTTCTCTTTTTCTTGCTTAAATCCTAGCGTCTTCATTGCTATTCTATATGCCTTCGATCCTCTCCATTGAGTATTGATTAGGTCGAATGCTTCTCTATCTCTTTCTACATCAGCATCATTTGCTAATCGTATTTCAAGAGGTAACTTCTTTCTCTGAATTGGTATATGTGTAACTAGAGGTTGACCGAACGTCATAGCAAACTGCACACCTCTTCTCTTAACAAAAAAGAACATATTGCTTTCGTGCCAATAGTCAGTATTAAGTATTCCAGGAACTGCCTGCATACAATCATTAAATTGAAATGTAGGATCAATCAAAAGAGTACTCCAACCTTTGGGCGTCACTATTCTCCATGGTGTCTCTAATTTAAGAAGTGCAGTACACCACTCTTCAGGTAACTCATCTATCATTGTTGAGTATTGAGACTGAGGATGTGTCTTCCAACTAGGAGATATATCTTCTCTCTTATGAAATTTACGCCAATCACCTACATCTTCTGCGGTGTAACCTAGTCCCATTAGATATGCTCGTACTTGTTCACTGTCAGGTTCTAGTGTTTTAATTTTTGTATGGTCTCCATTAGCATATTCTGGATCACCGTAATTATAAGAAGAACCTTCTGAAGAAGTGTGTGCTAATACTTGTTTACCATCTAGAGTAGTATTAAGAACACTGTTCGCCCAAAAAGGCACAGTGTAACCTAGTGTAAGAATATCTTGCATACCAGGACAAGTTTTGATTGTGTGACCCCATGTATCAAAGTCTGGATGAATGCCATGAGGTATACCTCTTGAGAGTGCTTGACCTTCTTTATGGTCTGTCAACTGTTCATCAGTAGTATCTCTCTTAGGTAAGTCTTTGTACCACTTAGGCATAAATCTAGCAGTAGGTTGAACTGGTGCCCACTTATCCATACCTGCAATATGCGAATAGTATTCTACTCTAGGAGGCGAATAACTCTTAGTTGATAACCATTGAGCAAAGTCGTAAATTAACTCTCTCACTTCTTTTTATTCCTATGTTTTTGTAAAATATTTTTTGTCTTTACTTCAGCAATAGATTTAGAACGATAACTGTCTAGATTAGAACCTGGATTCTTTTCTGCTATCTTAGACATAACTTCTTTGAACCCATCAGGTCTTTTATCTCTAATGGATACACTTCCCAATATCGCAGGAGCAGTAATCACTTTATCTAAGTGAGGATTTGTTTTTTGAAAATCGTCAAGTTCAGTAAATGACATGAAGTGGTCTTCAACTTCTCCTGTTGCTTGATTAATAAAACTGTATGTAGGCATTATGTATTATACTCCAATAATATTATTTAGTTAGTGCATTTGCTTACGCTTGAGTTCTTCCATATAATTAATTACTTTTTGCCAGTAATCTTTGAACCAAGGGTCTTGTGCGTTGTGCTTTGCTTTATATAGATAAAGCAGTCTGCGATTGATTGTTGGAATATTCATACCAATACGGAACCTCTCTGTTTCTCCAGTTAGCAAAACCTTTCTTTGCTTCGATATAGAAATTACGATATGCAGAGATACTATCATCTTCAACCATACACTGCGGAAACTCTTTCATTGCTTGTGGTGGTTCTACAAAAGAGGTATCTGCAATATTCTTAGGTGGGGTTTTTAGTATTTCATGCAGTAGCGTATAACTAAGGTGTTCGTTTTCGTATCGTAACTGGAACTCTTTGTACAGTTCGCACCAAAGGTCGTACAACCATTTGTAGTGAGTAACAGACTGCCTAACCCAAATAGCACTAGGATGATTGACATGACACGCTTTATATATTGTATTCTCTTCATTAGGGTTACTCAAACGCCAGCGTTTGACTTTTCTATTATTCTTACTATAAGCAGTATATTCTTCACCGTCTAAGACCCTATGAGCGGTACTCATAAGTTGAGCGTACTCAACAAGCATTTTAGAAACGTGTTTATCAACGTGCCATTCTGCACATTGCTTTGGGTCATTGTGTAGGTAGAATATATTCATCACCAAGGTCCTCGCATATTGAAAGTTCAAGATAGATAGAATCCAGATACATCATCATATCATTTATTTGATAGTGTACTTGTATTAATATCACACATATTATAATAAGTAAAGCAAAAATTACAGATAATAAAACTTTTATCATTTGTCCTCTAACTTCTTTTGAAGTTTACGCCAACGCTTCACTGCTTCTTTTTTTCTACGTTGCTTTTTCTCAGACGGTTTTTCGTAGAATGATTTTTGTTTTAGTTCTTTGAGAAGACCTGACTTCTGAACTTTACGTTTGAAAATCTTTAGTGCTTTCTCAAGGTCACCATTACGAACAGTAACTTCTAGACCACCATCTCTAGGTCTTTCTTTGAAGTTAGGTTTTCGTGGTTTGTTGTAATTGTTATTAAATGTTCTCATACTACACACTATACTCTAGTTGTTTACATTTGTCAAGTCTTTTTATGGCAATAATCATTCGGCGAACTTTATGTGAATTTGATTAGGGTCTTCTTCTATTCTTGTCAATAAGTCTTGTTCATATTTATGAAAGTTCATGGCAATAGTAATTCTATTCTTTTGCATCAAATCACTATCTTGATATTTACCTTTTCTAATATATGGTACTGAATGCATCATATAACCAGGGAATATAATCAAAGTTCCTGCCGTTGCAAATTTCTCATGCAATCTCTGCGTAACTTCTGTTTCTCCACCAGGAGTATTATCATATCGACTTTGTACTGTATAATAGTTAGGATTATGAAAGCAAGTAGGTATAGTATCATTTGTTACATAATAAACTGCACAGACTTCATGCACACCATGATGATGTGCTTCTTGAAAGTGATGACTTTCGTCATACTTGTTCCACCAACATTGAGTAACTTTATTCGGTTTAGAAGGTTCGTACCAACCAACCTGAACCATGTATTGATTGACTGCTTCGTTAACTACTTCTAAAAAGTCTGAATGACGTTTTGTGAATTCCATTGACAAGGCATCATTCTCAAAAGATGTTTTTACTTTACAGTCCCAAACTCTTGCGCCAGTATGTTCATCTATGTCTGATGATAGGTTTTCTATTGTTTCTTTGATTTTATCATTGTCTACTTTTTCTAGTAAACTCATCTCACCTATGGGGTGAGGAAATACATAATCAATATTCATCATAATATCATCCACTATATTTTGTCTATGTTATCGTCATCTTCTTTTACGATATCTGTTCGTACTCTCTTCATGTCTCTTGGAATTGAACCGTCATTTCTTCGTATTACTTTATATTCATCCACTGTTAATACATCTTTTAATCCCATATAGTCACCTTCAAAATAATTTGCAGATATTGTGTAATTTTCAAAATTTCTTACATGAACAACTCTAGCAAGTGATCCGTGCTTTCGCCGGTCGTGAGGTTTAACAACTTCAATCACATCACCAGGAAATAGTTTTGATGTTTTTGGATATCTCTTATTACCATAGTAGACATGAGTTGCTTCATCATCAACTTCATCTTCTAAAATAAACTTGAGACCTTCTTTCTTTAATGCTTCTCTATCAATATATCCTTGTTGGTCAAGTGCTTTCATATTCTTTCTAGATATTTCAGGCGGCACATCTTTCATCATCGCCGACATGACATCGCCAGGACTAATGACCCCAACCTTAGTAATAACATCACCTCTTGTAGTGGTGTTCTGATGTCTACTACCACCAACAATATATTGAGTATCGCCTTTAGGAGTTATTTTTCGTTGCGTCTTTTCGTAATCTGATTCTGACATTTTCCATCCTCTTATATAATATAATAGTATTTATACGATTTGTCAAGTTATAAATAATAACATAGCATATATATCGAGGTTAGAATGATAAGAAAATTTTCAGATATCAAAGATGACTTGTTTATTGAACAAGCAAAAGAACTCAATGAAGGTGTATACGATCCCGGCATCTTCAAAGCATTCTTCTTAGCAGGTGGTCCTGGTTCTGGTAAGTCATATGTTCAGAAAAGAACGACTGGTGCTAGAGGTCTTAAAGTAGTAAACTCAGATGATATATTTGAGAAGTTGCTAAAAGACGCTGGTATGGAGAGTGTGCCTAAAGATATCTATTCAGATAAAGGTCAAGCACTTCGTGGTCGTGCAAAAGAAATGACTAAAGCAAGACAATCAAATTTTCTAAAAGGAAGATTAGGTCTAGTTATAGATGGTACTGGTAAAGATATTTCTAAGATACAAAAACAAGCAGGCGCCCTCAAAGGATTAGGTTACGATACTTATATGATTTTCGTAAACACTAGTGAAGAAGTCGCACAAGAACGCAATCAACAAAGAAAGCGTACTCTTGCTAGAGATGAAGTTACAAAAATGTGGAATGAAGTTCAAAAGAACATCGGTGGGTTTCAATCACTATTTGGTCAGAAAAACTTTATCATTGTTGATAATAATGAAGCATCGGATGTATATCTCAGTTCAGTTTGGAAACACGTTGGTAAATTAGTTAAACAAAAAGTAACTAATTATATTGCTAAAGCATGGATCGAAAATGAACTAAAAAACAAAAGAAGATAATTATCTTTCTTTATATCCATTCACTTCTTCTACTAAACGCTTTTCTAACTCTGCTAGTGTGAATTGATTTTCACGATAGCGTAGAGGATTGCCTTCATACAAATTGATTGCAAAAAGTTTATTTAGAAATTTCATCATAACCACACTCCTTTACGTTTAAGATTTTTCATTCTATTTTCTAGGTCTACTAAGTCAGCAGAGTTAGATAGATATTTTTCGATGGGATCCATCGTTAAATTATTCCACCATTTTACAATCATATTAATCATTTATCTTTTCCTCCTGAGATATTTCTTTACCAAGCATTAATGCTTTTGCTTCTTTATAATATCCCATTCTAGATAATTCAGATGCCGCTCTTGCTCTACCAGCGGATTCAGTAAACGCACATACTGCTACTAATCCTGCTAAAAAGACTGCTCTTATTTTTGTACAAATTTCACAAGTAAATTCATAACTATAATGTAATGCTACACCTATTGACATTAGGTTCTCCTCCCGTTTAAATATGATTGATAATACGAGATACAGTCAGCATCTTGTAAATGTTTAGTATCGTTTGCAAATTCTGTTCTTATAAACCTGACCATATCTGTTTGGTTAGGTTTAGGTTCAAATAATTGTTTGATCCATGTTGTTATAGTCTTCATCTTGTTCCTCTATGCACGCCAAAGTGCTTGACACACTATCTCAAATGTGTTATACTATGTTTCTAGTTATGTGAAAAGTGTAAATCAGTGACCCAACTTACGCAACTATATATACAATGAAACGCCAAAAACGTCAGTATTACTGATGTTTATTTGGCACAACAGATGTGACAAAATTGCACATATACATAGTACTATAATATAATGGAGACAGTATTGAAAGTCAGATTAATTAGTTACAGTCAACCACATGAAAATGAACTTTATGTAGGTCAAGACGTACAAGAACTTATCGCTTATTGCGCCAGAGTTTCTAACCCATCAAATCAACTCAATGAAGACACATCGGCAAAACTGTTGTCGTATCTAGCAAAACATAAACATTGGTCACCTTTTGAAATGGTGTCTGCTTGTTTAGAGATTGAGACAACAAGAGATATCGCAAGACAAATCTTACGGCATCGTAGTTTCTCTTTTCAAGAATTCAGTCAACGCTATGCTGATCCCACAACAGATTTAGAATTTGTTCGCAGAGGTGCTAGATTACAAGACCCTAAGAATAGACAGAACTCTATTGATGCGGCGCCTCAGTCTATACAAGATATGTGGGATATGAAGCAACAAGAAGTTATCGCAAAGTCTAAAGAAGTATATGAGTGGGCGATTGAACAAGGCATTGCTAAAGAACAAGCAAGGGCAGTTCTACCAGAAGGTTGCACAATGTCTAGAATGTATATGAATGGAACATTACGTTCCTGGATGCATTATATAGAATTAAGAAAAGAAAATGGAACACAACGAGAGCATATGGCAATCGCAGAAACTTGTGCAGAAGTTATTGCAAAAATATTTCCACTCGCTAAAGAGTTATGATGAATAATATATTATCTATTTTTCCTAGTGCAATTTACATAAAAGATACTCGCATTGATACTAGTGATATGCTACAGGTTTGCTTAGATATTGAAAGTGAAGACCATGGTCTATTACATGGAGAAGCACAAAGCACCTTCACGACTGAAACTAACATCTTAGAGCATTCATCTTTTTCTTTAGCAAGGTCTGTCATCACATCTGAAGTGCGAACCTTTGCACAACAAATCGGTATCAATATGAAAGATGTGAAATTAGGTAGAAGTTGGTTCAATATTCAAAAGCAAGGTTCTACTATAATGCAACATAATCATAGACGCTCGGTTATCAGTGGAGCATTTTATCTTCACGCTGATAAAGATGCGGCGCCTATCACTTTTGCTAATCCGCTCATGGCACATAAGATGTACGAACCATCTATAGGAGGTAGTACAGATTACGATGTTGAGTTTATAAACATACCAGCAGAGACAGGTAAACTAGTTCTGTTCCCATCTTGGTTAGAACATTATGTAGGATACAATAATTCAGACATGAGAGTTACACTTTCTTTTAACTTTTCTTAAAGAAAAATACTAAACCCTTGTTTTTCAATGGTTTTTATTTCATCTTTTATGTGGATTTCCCTTGACATTGTGGCAAACATCTGTTATATTATATAAGTAAGATGAATTGAAACACAAAGAGAGGTTATTATTATGGCGTATATTTCACAAGAAAAGAAAAAAGAACTTGCTCCTGCTATCAAAGCAGTTGCCAAGAAGTTTGGTATGAAAGTTACTATCGGTATCAACAACCATTCTTCTTTAGTTGTTCGTGTTAAAGAAGGTCCTTTACAGTTCGATGACTATGAGCAAGTCAATGTGTACCATGTAGAAAAGTTCTACGGTACTGGTACTAAGCAGACTGCATTTCTAGAAGAGATGGTTACTGCAATGAAAGGTGAAGGTTGGTTCTGCGATGACGATGCAATGACTGATTACTTTCATCGTTCTTATTACACCGACATCCACATTGGTCGTTGGGATACCCCTTACATTCAAACTGCCGCATAAGGAGATTTATAATGCGTATCAAAGGTGCAATGACAGTTCTAAACAAACGTGCAGAGTTTTTCGGCACTACTGTTGAAGAATTAGTTCAATGGATAGACAATGGTTTC